ACACCGTTGCATGATAATGATTGCCTCCAAATTCTCACGCCTCGCCGACCAAGCTGTAGGCGATATGCGTGTTGATATGTTCCAGAAAGCTGAGAACGCAAGGCTACAAGCGAAAGAATTGAAAGTCCTCGCACAATCAGAAGGTGGTACGCCAACTCCTTACGCTGGCGGTATCACTTGGTCTGACCGTGAACTCGATGCGGATAACAGCGATATTGTGGAGCCGTATTTCAAACGTGGTCAGTTTGCCAATACGACTGATTTTGGTGCTGGCTCCCCGGTTGCTCCGGGCACATTATCCGATGATGGCTGGGCTTCGTGACTGGCGCATCGCCCTCAGCGGTATTCGCTACCGATTTGAAAGTGCAGATGACCCCAACCTCTGTTGATATTCGGACTAGTTCAACCGTGAATAACTACGGCGAACGCTCTTATTCGGGTGGTGCGACCTCGTATCCAGCGTATGTTCGCAGGTCCACACAAGCTGATCGTGACGTTTCGCAGGAAACAGCCCAATGCGATTACATCGCGTATATCCCCGACCAATCTTTGACGCTGGACACGGAGGACCAGATTACCTTGCCAGCGCCGATATCGGGAACTCGCCCAATTAAAAGAGTGGATACCAAAAGTAATGCCATCGGGCAGGTTGGGGTGGTTGTATACTGTGGCAGAGGTAGGTAGCCATGACGATACAGCTTACAGGCATGAAAGACCTGAAGAAGAAAATGTCGGAAGGCAATCTCGCCGTAATAGAGGGGGCAAGGCTGGCAGTTCGGGATTTGACGACTGACGTAGCTAGGAAATCTTCAGAGCTCGTCCCATTTGATACTGGAAATCTCGCCCGATCTATTGTTATTAAATATCCGCAGGTGTTAAGCGACCACCCAGAAGGGGAAGTCGCTTACGGTGGGGCCGCAGCCCCATACGCAGTTGTCCAACACGAAGCCATACACTACTGGCATCCTCCGAAACCTCCGGGCAATTCAAGCGGAAAAGTCGGAGCAGGACCAGTTACGCCCGGCACAGGTCGGGGTCCGAAATATCTGGAGTACCCCATGAAACGTTTGGCGAGAGATGGGTTTGAGAAGAAGTTGATTGAAATGATCAACAAGAAAATAAAGAAGTTCTCATGAGTATGCTTACTGACGTAGGAACGTATCTCGCAGCAGCTTCCATTTCGACGCAAGACCTCACACTTGGCACCAACCTTTTCTTAGGACGGTTGCCTGATTCTCCCGACACTTGTGTGGGAATAATCCAGACCGGGGGAACAGCGCCCACAGACACTTTCGGGACTTCATATCCTCCGTTGGAAAATCAAGGATTACAGACACTTGTTCGGGCAGCGTCGTATGCGACTGGCGAAGCGCTCGCAGTTGATGTTTTCAAGTCTTTGCAGTCTGTGGAGAACCAAACGCTGACCTCTACGCTGTATTTGAAAATAGAAGCCAATCAGTCGCCGTTCGCTTTGGAACGCGACGAGCAGGAGCGTGTAATCTTCTCATGCAACTACATGGTAGCGAAAGCCCTATAGATTTATACGCTGAGAAGCCCTCTAACGGCACTCAGACGCTCTCTAACGTGCGTTGCGACACTTGCGGTAAGCTACTAGCGGAACTCGTTACTACTCCCTTCAGAATTCATTGTAGGGCTTGCAAGAATTACACCCAAAAATAGAGGAAACCCCCACCCGAAGGTGAGGGTTCCTTGGTTGTTGAGGAATTTCCTTTCCTATGAATTAAAGACCGATTTGATCAAAGAGGTTCTCAATCTTGGTGAGGACTTTGTTTGCCATTTCGTGGTCTTGGTCTTGCTCAAGCTGGAAGTAGAGCTTTGATTTGGCTTCAAGCATCTTGGAGGCTTGTTGCAATTGGAACTCACCTGCTTGCTTGAGGATTTGAGCAGTGTTGAGGCGATCACGAAGTGACTCGATTCTGGGATTGGTTGATACTGACATGGAATTTCCTTTCTTGGTTTGGTTTGCGTTTGACTCCATAAGAGAATGATATAGTAGTTAGGGGGGGATTGCAAGTCCAAACCGTAATTATTTACGTTTTTCTCAAATTATTTACCTACAGACAAATTCGTGTATATTGCGTAAACTTGTACCATGACTGCCATCGTTCGGACCTGCCGGGTCCTGCCCCGAATACTCCTCGTCGTTTTTCTTTTAATGGCGTGGTTCGCTCCTCCGGTGTATGGAACCGAGACGACTTGCGAAACAATCGAGAACGGATATCGCTGTACCGTCTGGGTGAACACTTTTGGGGAGGGCCCTACGTTCACCTTTGAGATTACAGAGGACCAAACTGCCGTGAACATAATTACGTTTACGTCTATGACCTGCGACGATTGGGACGATGCCCCCCACGATTACGCAGCCGACCCTCATATTTGGTTGTACTCGATAGAGGAAGTTGATGGCGAAGATGTATTGACCCTAGTCGCCGATGATGACGATTCGGCGACCCATAACGACGGCAGTAATATGTGTTGGGATAGTGAACTTGATTTGAGCTTAGATATTGGGGAATACCAACTCAGGGCCGATGCTTTCGATACCGATTACATCGGGACATATACGATGGAAGTTTCTGGGGGAGCTTGGACAATGCCCGAACCAGAACCGACACCGACACCCACACCGGAACCCACGCCAACGCCAGAACCCACTCCCACTCCAACACCTGAGCCAACACCTACACCTACCCCCGAACCTACTCCAACACCTGAACCCACACCTGAACCCACACCTGAACCGACCCCGACCCCAGAACCGACCCCTGAACCAACTCCTGAGCCAACTCCTGAACCGACCCCAACACCTATTCCTCCAACTCCGACACCGCCACCGCCAACCCCAACACCAGAGCCACTACCAACACCGACACCTGAACCCATACCATCTCCAGAGCCTATCATCATTGACGACATCGATTGGGACGATGTTGATGATATTGACTGGGACGACTTTGATTGGGGCTTTGACGATGACGACGATACAGGAATCGTGGTTGATGTAGAGGATGGGGATTTGGTCCCCGGCAACGAAAACTTCCCCGGCGAAGAAATTACCGAAGATGACCTCCCAGAAATCATAGATGGCGAGGATTTCGGGGAGTTTGGCGATGACGAGGTAGAGGAAATTGAGGAAGAAGTCGGGCCCGAAGAAGAAATCGGACCGGGGCAAGAATTCTTTGAAGAATACGAGGAAGGGCCCCCGAATGAGGAGGATATCTACTTTGATGAGGAGACTGGCGAGTGGGAAGATGACCCTGACCTAGAATTAGAAGAAGTAGACATTGAGGATTTATTAGAAGATGAGGAGCAGTTAGAAGAATTGATAGAGGAACTGGAAGCCGATGACGTCCTTGAAGAAATCCTTGAAGATAACGAGGAGTTCTTTGAGGAAGCAGAAGATGAACAACTAGAAGAACTCTTTGAGGAGAACCCTGAGATATTTAATGAGGCTGATTCTGAAACCAAAGAAGAATTCGAATCGGAAGTAAATGTGTTCGATGGGGGATTTGATGATTACGAAGCGGAAGGGCAGAACGTAACGGTAGGCGAAAGGCGAACAATCGTAGCTGCGACGGCAGTCGTTAGTACGGTAGCAACACAGATTCGCCCAGCACCTACATCAACAGTAAGTACATCTGGGCCATCGGGAGGACCGAGTAGCGGACCCTCCAGTCGGAGCAGAGGAAGGAATAGAAGATAATGTTTTCAAGGTTAAGTAGAGAAATACTGTATTTATCTTGGACTCTCGCCGGAACAGGATTGGTCCTGATTACCCTTTCGTCAAGCACGCTGAAATGGGGAATCTGGATATCTATTATCGCATTAGCCACCCACCTTTTGGGTGTTGCGATAGATTACTGGCGTGACAAAGATGAATAACACCGTAGCAACCATCAGAAGCGTTTGCATGAGAATCCTTGCGACGTTTATTTACCAGAGTATGGCCGTCGTTGGGGGTGCGAGCATCATTGGGGGGATTGAACCCTTCAAGGCTTGCCTCTTGGCTGGATTCACCGCTGTTGCTAACGTAGTGAGTAAACTGGCAGCAGCCTACGCTGATGATGGTAAAATCACATTAGAAGAACTTGACGCAGCTTTCAGTATGAACGCAGCACCATCATCGAGGGAGAACAATGAGCAAAAGTAATCTGTATCACTATCGGGCGAAAGTTCGCCGGGTGGTAGATGGCGACACGATAGACGTAATCTTAGACTTGGGATTTGACCTGCACATGGAAGCTAGAATCCGTTTCGCTGGAATCAACGCACCTGAATCAAGAACGAGAGACT